GCACCAGGTCGAGTATCTGTCCTGTGGAAATTATTAAACCCATGGTAAAAACCTCACTTTTATTTTTTACTTTATTGTTTTTTTACTTTTAAAACGGGGAGCGGTCGCCGCCCTGATCAGGCGCGACGCTTCTCCTTAATTTGTGCAACGACGGAGTTGCCTTCCTCGTACTGCTCCACTTCCTTTTCACTCTGCTGGGTGGCAGGGTTTTTTATGGAGAGAGAGGCCTCCCACGCCTCAGGGGATTTGTTGAGGATATGGGTGCGGAAATCGTCAACAGACTTACCATCCCGGGCAAACTGTTCTGCGTCCTCAGCAAAGCCAAACTTTGCGCCGAGCTCGCGGATATCTCCGGACCGCTGGCGGTCTTCTGCCAGGGCTTTTTGTACTGCCTCGTCTACGCTGAGCTCGCCTTTTGCTGACTCGGTTTTGGGTGTGACTTCCTGCAACTCTTCTTTGGTTTCGGGAGTCTCTTCTTTTACTTCGTCTTTCTTGTCAGGCATCGTATAGCCCTCCTGGTCAGATTTATGGTTGTGGTTTCGGTGCTCCCGATACCGTGTTAAAAATTCGTCAAATTTATCGCCGTACTGGGCAACGGCCTCCAGGATCTCCGGGTTGTCCGAGAGCGCCTGGAATATCTGCGGGTGCAGGTCTAAAAACTGAGTGATCTGGCCCGCAATAGTTTCGCCTGAAAAGGCGGAGGATGAAAAAAGCCCGTCGTTTGCGGCCGGCTCGTCGACGCAATCACAGGCACAGAGTTTTTCACATTCGATAAAGATTGGCCCGCCGGCCTCTCGATACTCCTGATTTCTGTTGCCGTTTCGGTCGTAGGGAAAAACCTTTTCGCCCTGCTCGTTCTTGCGGTACTCTTCACCCCGGTGAAAGACAATTGAGGTGCCAAACACGTCGGCCTCGTTTTCTGCCATGGCGAGGACATAGGCGTACAGATCCCCATTAGGTGTGTCTTTGGCCGTCTCTGACAAATGCAGATCCGCAAAACAACAAGAGGCTTCGGTACCGTCTTCGCGCTTGGTAGTACCGGTGGAGAAATTTTTAAAACGGCCAATAAAGGTGCCGAGGGATTCACTGCACATATTCGGGTGACCAAAACGCGCCTTTAAACCGCTTTTAAGCGCGTTACCCTGCTTGGTAACCTCGCCAATAAAATCGCTGTCAAGGCTTACACCGTGGCCTTTTGCCGGACCTTCCGAGCAGACCTTCACGCCTTTTATAACGCCGGTTTTAGCGCTTACTTCCTGGGGTTTTGCCCTTAAAAATCCTGTATCAAGCCACTTTTTTTCACTCATCGTCTTTGTTGTCCGTATTGGTTTCTGTACTGGTTTCTGTCACTTCATCAGAAATGACATTTACGTTTAATCCACGTTCCTTCAGGATCTCGTTTTCCTCTGACAGGGCATCGGCGGTCTCCAGAAAATCGGCACCGGAGGTTTCAGAAATAACACTCTGCCTGGTGCGCAGGTGGGTACTGATGGCTGTGGTCTGGGCCTTGACTTCCTTGAGTGGATCCACCCATGGCCAGCCCCGTGGCTGCCAGGCGATTGTCGGCTCAAGATGGCGTTTTGCCTTTGGCGGTTTGACTGTTCCGGTGATGTCCACCGAGTAGCCGTACCACTCGTCAAAAATCGGCTGTTCAAAGTCATCGATTATTTCAGCCTGGACGCAGCGCCAGCCCTCGCGGTCTTCCAAAAGCGCCTGACGGAGGCTAGAATAGTTCACACCCTCGTAATTATTTGAGAGCGTCGGGCTGCTGACATTGAGGCCGTTACTGAGCTGCTGCATAAACACCTTGTTGCCGCTCTCGTATGTGGATGTGGGGTAGTCCGGATCAAAGGTCTTGAGGTCAAAACCGCGGGGGATCACATCAAAGCTGCCCGGGGTGGCCTCGATCTCCCGTGCGCTGAACGCCTCGGGTGTTTCGCCATTGTCATCACCGAACATAAGATCCGGATCAGTGGCGGTGAAAAAGCCCATTTTAGCCGCAGCCACACGCCAGCCGACAACGATTGCCTCGTGCACGCCGTTGAGCATTTTTGCCTTGTGCATGATGGCTGTAAAGTCCGGGATGCCGCGCACCTGGCCAACAAATTCCCGACGATAGATATGGATGATCTGATCCGCTGGGATGGGCTTTCGTTTCTTGCGACCGGCATAGTCGGTGGACTCGCTGAAATGATAATTAACGGGCCGATCGAACTCGTCGAGCTCGATGCCCATCACGACACGATTGCCCGTTTTAGGCGTCTTGCTGTAGGTATGATCCAGCAGATCGGGACTGAGAAAACGCAGGGCAAAACGGTGGCGGTTATGTTTGTAACCGCGGAGGATCTGGATAAAACATTCCCCATCCACGGCACGGCTGAGCAGCATAAGCCAGGAGATTTCCCGCATGGTCATCTGCCCGCAGGCGCTGGGCGACTGGGACTGACCACGGTAGCGACGCTTGCGGCAAAACAACTGCCACTCCCGCTCGATCTCTTCATTCCACTTTTTGTCCACCTTCTTGCCGCCCGCCAGCTTATTTTTTGCCTGTAGCTTTATGCCGGCATGACCGAGCACGTTTTGCTTGAGTAAGGCAAGAAAACGTTTGGCGGTATCATCGTTGCGGGCCAGGTCCCTGGAGCGGGCACGCAGTTTGTATAAATCGGTGGACAGGAGATCATTGATATCGAGAGGCAGGTAGGCCCAGTCGGCAAGGTTTTCATCGTTTGCGCCCTTAAAGCCGGTGAGAAGCGATGTGGCCTGACTGCCCGCTTTTTTGCGCAGGCGATTCAGGGAAACAGGGTTGCCCTTTGAGTCATAGATAATCGGCATACTGGCACTCATGAACGGAACCTCGATTTTATGGTGCCAAAGAGTTTACGCTCGCCAGCTGCTACCAGCTCAGCGTGATATTTGAGCAGGTACCGGTCGCGCAGATCCACCAGCTGATCGTGGGGAAGATGCTGTATCTGCACCCCGCCCACCGTCTGGAACATCTGTGTTTTACTGGCACGTCCCTCGATAGTCGCTTCCAGGGCGTCAAACACCTTTTTTACATGGGAGCGGCCGTCGTGGGTGGTGAGGGTCGTGGCAGAAAAATCGGTAAAGGCGTAGGTCGCGCCGGTTTTGATAGTGCGACAAAAACCATCTGCTATCGCCTTAAGCTGATAGTCATAACGACCGGAGGAGAGGGTGTCGGTCGCAAAGCTAAGCAGATGGTTCTTGCCGGAGGCAGTGGAGGTGGCGGTTAACTTGCCCTCAGAAGACACCAGAACGAGGGTAAGTGAGTAGTCCGTAGCGGGATAGTCACCGCCGGGCAGCTCAAGCGTCAGGGTGTCGCCAATAAAAAAATTCAGGGGAATTACGGTTAATTTGTCCATGGGGAAATACTACCCCCACTTTTTAGCAAAAATGGAAAAAAGGGCAAAAGGACCCCAAATGGACCCCAAAAAAGGGCAAAAGAGCTATTGACACGGTTTCAAAATGGAGGGAAATGAATCTGAAAAGAGGGAAGGCAAAAATGCCATCACAAAAACACAAATCTTGGTACAGTCTCCACGAAAGTTTTTCCTGATCAAGGTAATGCTTTCTTACTTCCTCCGGAACGCCGATCTCATCCAGGGTCACCTCGATGGATTGACCGCTCTGGTACCAGCGATATTGAGGTGGTGTGTTATGTGGGACATCAGCTCACCATTATCATTTATATAGGGCGACTTGTGGCCTTGCATATCTTCCTTCACCAGAAGGCGCTGCCCACAAAGCGCACCCTTATCCAAGCTGCTCATATCTGTGGAAGATGATTCGTTAAAATAACTATTGAACAACGAAACAATGCAAACTACTCTAACAAACGCTTAACTGTAATTTCTCCACCAAAAAGCTCCAGTCCCTTAGGGGCTTTTGGGTACCTAGCAGGCCAGCTCTATAGTAAGTTACTATCTTGCACGCTGCCTGACACTGTCGATTGCAAAAACGAAGAGAAACGTGATAGGTTCCAGATAGCATATCCAGCAGAGATCAAGAAGGGGTAAGATCAGCATGTAGTAATCCACACCTTTATATCACGACGAATTTGCAGGTTATACAGTAAAAAAACTATTGGACAGATCACAAAACCCCACCAAACGGTGAGGTTTTTCGAAGGTATACAGACCTGTAAATTTACTTATTTGCGATACGAATATGACAATACAAGCAGTATTATGGGACAATGATGGCGTACTTGTGGACTCGGAGACAGTATTCTTTGAAACAACTAGGTTGATATTTGCCCGTTTGGGTCTAAATCTCACAAAAGAAATATGGGGAGCCCAATATCTTAGTGAGGGAAAGGGTACTCATGAAATCGCCATTTCCTTAGGTATCGATCATACCGCTATGGGGGCGGTAATCGACGATCGTAATGAACTGTACCGAATCGCTCTCAAGCAACCGCCTGAGCTTCGGCCCTTGGTGATAGAGACGCTTACGGCTCTGTTTGGCCATGTGAAGATGGGGATTGTCACGGGATGTCATCGTGAACAATTGCAGCTTATGCACGACTCGAACGAATTGCTTAGCTACTTCGATGTGATTATTACAGCCGACGACTACGATGACCCAAAGCCGAGCCCTGTGCCTTATTTAGCTGCGCTGCAGGCGTTGAAGCTGAAAGCGGAAAACTGCCTTGCTGTGGAGGATTCACGAAGGGGACTCATCTCAGCCACGACTGCAGGTATCGTATGTCTGGTAGTACCAACGGATCTGACCAAAATGCAGGATTTCTCAGCCGCCCTAGCTATTGAGAATGATGTCTCTAGTATTGTGAACCATATTCAGCAGAATGGAAATTTCGATTAAACAGGTGCAGGGAACATTTGGCCCTACTCCATTTCTTTAAACCTCAAAAATTGATAGTACTTTCAAATGGAAAGCCTCGACAGGTACACCCATCCTGTTGTGCTATATTGCAATCAGCCTAACGTGTGACAGAGGTCACAACACCGGCAATCAAATGATGATATATTTAATTTGGGAAATATAGGCGCCCAGGTAGAGTGACACTGCACCCACTAAACACAAACTGAGCAATATCCCTTTAACTTTCTAACGTTA